ATTGGTCTACAATACAAACTGCACCACACTTTACTATAAAAATCAGTACATACCCGATTTGTGGAAGCCATTTAATTCGGTAATGATAAACGCCAGCATTGATGCTGTGGGCCCAGCAGCTGAAGTTGTACGCAGCGGTACAGTCTGGTCTGATGTAGACACAGTCTTGTCCACGTTGCAGCAAATGACTAAAACAACACGATTGGGTCTGTCAGTTACACCGGTAATATCTGCCTTAAACATTTGGTGGTTTGATCAATGGCTTGAGTATTTTGATTCCTGGAATGTCAACCAAGTTTGGCCAATCACAGCCGAGTACGGCGACAATGCATTGAGCGTGATACCCTTACACTTACGTCCGGCAATTATTAAAATGCTCGAAGATTCGAAGTTTAGCGAACGATTTGTGTCGGCTATTGACATTTTAAAAACACAAAACAACACAGATCGTTGGCCTGCATTTGTCAATGAACAACAGATGCTTGACCTACGCCGCGGCGAAAATTGGCACGATCAGCTGTTAGCTAGTCCATTTTGGAATTAGTACGGTTGATTTCTACAACAAATAGTTTATAATAATATTATGAGAATACTAACACTTGATAACCTTGCATACGACTTAGATACTTTGCCCGACGAAGTAGAGGACATGCGCTTTGCAATATTTGATAACTCGGATCCGTCTAGCCCAGACTATTTTTACATTCCGTTGATCTTCTTGGAAAGCTTTAATAGTCCTGCTTTGGTACTGCAAATAGGGCAGCATGTAGTAAAGATGCCAATGGATTGGCGTATTTTAATCGGCGAACCAGATTCGGGCGACTTAGAAGTGGTGCCACTAACATCAATTAACGATCGCGGATTCAAAGCATTTCAATTTAACCCGTTGACTGGGTTTAGACCAAACTTTCCGCCAATTGAAATCATCGATGTCTACAACGATGTTACTTGGTACACGCCCAAGCTCAAAAATGGACAAATGTTAGCAGTACCATTGACAGACGATCCCGAACCCGAATGTGTATACTTTGTCAAAGACATAAGTAGAAACTGCGAAGTAGTTGACTACAACAAGGCATGGTAATATGATCAAATATGAAAGCAGTGACAAACCAGCAAAAATGACTGCAGCAGTCAAGCCTGACAAAACATCTAGCTTAGAAAAAAAGATAGAAGAACAGGCCAAGGAAATTAATGCATTGCAACGCGAAGTACGCAAACTCAAGAACGAACTTAGGTCTGCGGTCAATGCTTTTAACTTGAAGTCAAAATAATGAGCGATAAACTCCATATCAAAAATGAAATGCGTCAGTTTGATCGTAAGAATAGAAATTTTTACGACGAACTAACTGACGAGGAAAGAAAAAAGTTCAGCAACTATCTTATGATACGTTGGGGATCTACTGTGTCTGGTGATCGTGACCTTCAAGAATACTATTTGTTGAGTACCAATAAGCATCTCAATAAACATTTCTTTGCAGTCAATCGCCATCCCAAACTGCAATGGTTAATGGCCACTACAGTTAGCCCTGGCCTTGGTACTCCGGATCATCATTATATCAAGCCCAAGAAAAAAGAAACTGCCAGCAATACCAGTAAGGTTAAAAAGATTTTGATGAATCTTTATCCCAATGCTAAAATGAGTGACATTGAACTGATGTCACAACTTGTTACAACAAAAGAATTAAAGGAATTGTTGCGTGATCACGGAAGCAGCGTCGAAGACTGAATATGTTTGTCGGTATTGCGAAAAGAAATTTACCAGAGAAAGCACATTAGCTGTGCATCTCTGCGAGCAAAAAAGACGTTATCAACAGCAAAACGAAACAGGTGTTAAAATAGGCATGCAGGCTTATTTGCGTTTTTACGAAATAACGCAAGGATCGGCCAAACTCAAGACCTACGATGACTTTGCTGCCAGCAGCTATTATCGTGCGTTTGTAAAGTTTGGACGTTACTGCCAAGACATACGTGCCATCAACATACCTAGGTTCATTGATTGGCTATTAAAGAATAACAAGAAGCTGGATCATTGGTGCCGAGACTCGATCTATACCGAGTATCTTACTGAGTATGTCAAGACCGAAGCAGCCACAGATGCTCTGACCAGGGCCATTGAGTATTCAATCGAGTGGGAAGAAAAGACAGGAAACCCAGCACGTGATTGCTTGCGCTACGGAAATGACAATGCTTTGTGTTATGCAGTACAGTCAGGGAGATTGAGTCCCTGGGTGTTGTATAATTCGGATTCGGGTGTTGAATTTTTAAACAGACTAAACTCGGATCAAGTATCGATAGTCTGGGCGTCAATTGATCCCGAATACTGGCAAAAACGTTTTCGAGACTACCCAGCTGATACCGAGTATGTTAAAGAAATTTTACGACAGGCAGGATGGTAATGTCAGCAGATATTGATATTGACCTAGCAGACAGGCAGCAGCTATTGGCGTTGATTCAACATACACCCGCTGCACAGCGAGTTGAAGAGCAGGTGCGTCGACACAATTCGGGTGTGTATGTCACTGCTATACCCACAGATCCCATCAATGAATGTGCAGCCATTGACTACGAAGCAGCAGAACAGCGCGGTTACTTTAAAATCGACTTGCTGAACATGAGTGTGTATGCTTTGGTAAAAAGCCCCGACCACTATCAGCAGATGTTGGATAAAACACCCAATTGGTCAAGACTGTGGACTGATCCCGAATGGGCAAAACAAGTGGTGCATGTAGGCAACTATACCCAACTGTTGAATGAAATGCGGCCCGATAGTATCGAAAGAATGGCAGCATTTATCAGTGTAATTAGGCCCGGCAAAGCATACTTGCAAAAGCGTCCCTGGGCTGAAGTGTTTGCTGAAGTTTGGGACGGCGATACCAGCCGCGGCTATACGTTTAAGAAGTCGCATGCGCTGGGTTACAGTCGCTTGGTTGCATTACACATGAATTTGTTGGAAGATCAACCTGTTAGTCAGGTTTTCGAACCAACGTAATTGATTTTTTCTTGTTTTTTCTACGCTGTAATTCGCTGAGACTGCACACAGGACCGCACAGGATTTCCAAGTCTTTGTTGACAAATGTGCGTCTGTAAACCCTAAAAGGTTCCCATTCGTGCTTGAGAAAGATGTTGATGGGTATGCTGCGATTGCTTTCCCACCACCAAATGTTGGCCAATTCAATGAATAAATGCTTTAAACTGGTGTCTTGTATGTTACCAAAGTCGTAGATAGTAGTGATGGTATCATCTCTGTTTTGTATAATGCCGACGTATTCAACCCCTGCATAAACACACAGTGACATGAACGGGTACTTTGCAGTAAGTTGATCTATTATATTGGCGCCCATAAATATTAACGGAGATTTCTAATGTATATAACCACTGCCTATTTATATCAACAAATCCAGAAGGTTTTATTGATTGACATCAGTGGCAACTATTTCGATGCGAGGTGGAAACCAGTGTATGCTAAAAACTTAAAACTAAACCTGGGTGTGGATAATGTTATTTTATTCCAGTTTCAGAATCAAGACCAAAAACCCGTTAACATCGACGGATCAACATTCACGTTTAGAATTATCAGTCAAAACGGGCAGGACTTGCTGTACGCAAAAGAATTGGTGTCATTGAACAACACATCTGGACGAGCAAAAGTCACTATCCCTGCAGCTGATACTTTGGCATTCTTGGAACAACCTGCCAGTTGGAGCCTTGAAGTCAGCAGCGGCGATTTAAATCAAGCTGTGTTCACTGACGATTATGCTGGTGCCAGAGGCGATATTGATATTGTAAACTCAGTTTTTCCTGCATTTGTAGCTAGCCAAGTGTTGACCATACCGGATCAAGCACCACAGAACAATACCTATTACACTAGTGTAGTTGACACTGACGGTCGAGCTCTAACTACATTTCAACTTGACTTAAATGAATTTACTGGAAATCTACAAGTGCAAGGCGCTAGCAGTGGCATGTCTGAAACAGTAGAATGGTACAATGTAGACTTTGAAGATTTATCCAACGGTAATACAGTCAGCCAACTGACTTTCAACAACAGCACTCGCAGAGTAGCATTTAATGTCGAAGGTTACCATCCAAACTTAAGATTAGAACTTGTTATCAACAGCGGAAATATTGACTTAATTCAATACAGATGAGATTTAAAAAAATTGTAGGTTTTGGCGACAGCTGGATCTGGGGCGATGAACTCTTGGATCCAGCCCTAATAAACCATCCACACGCACATCCTGTCTTACACTTAAACACACCTTACAGAGAGCGCAATTGCTTTTTGGGGCAATTGGGCCAACATTATGGTGTTCCAGTTGAAAACTTTGGCATTGCTGGTGGCAGCATGCAAAGTTCGATTTGGACTTATATTTGGTGGGTTCAAAATGAACTGTTGGATCTTAGTGATTGTTTGATTTTGGTCGGGCATACTGATCCCAACCGTCAGACCTTTTACAATCCCCGACACGAGGTCATGTTGAATGATCCGCCGTGGAACCGTTTTGTGCATAGCGCATGGGTACACAGTGGCGCTGATTGTTTTGGTAAAGATTGGAACGATATGGTCAAACGTCATATGGTTCTAAGCGATTGTCCAGAAGCACAGGCTCTCAACACTTGGTCAACGGTTCTGTTCTTTGATGGACAATACCATTCGTTGTCGCGCAACGTTATCCAATTCTTTACCATTCAACCTTATCCGGCACCAACTTGCGACAGCTTGTTCTTGCCCAGATCAAGTCTTAACCAACTGCTACCAGACCAACCCGAATACTTTGCACCCATGCGTCATCCCAGCGAAAAAGGCCATGAAGTTATATGCAATCGCTTGATTGAGGAAATAGATCGTGCTATACTAGCAACATGATTGATCTGATTCAATACATTCCTGGCAAACGCAAACAAGGTTCATCGGGCTGGATTAGTTTGTTTTAACTGTTATTTGATAAATAAATGTATGAAATACATTTATCTAATAACCTCGCCATCGGGGAAGCAATACGTCGGAAAATGTTCTATAAGTCAATCTGACAAAGCCGTATTATATCAATCTGCTGCCAAGTATTTTCCAGAGATTAAACGACCGATTTTAAATGCTATCCGAAAATACGGATGGGAAAATATGAAATTTGAAATCATTGAAAGGAATGATAATTGGTCAACTGATGAGTTGAATAAACGAGAAGCTTATTGGATACGTCATTATGATACTTTAAATAATGGGTATAATGTAACTGGCGGCGGCGACGGCCACGATTCTGAGTCTGCTAAATTATTTTGGGCAAATGTATCAGAAGAATGGAAATCTGCAAGGGCATTAAATTGCAGCATTGGGCAAAAAAAGAGATATGCAACTGCTAAAGATTCTAGCATAACTAAACAACGAAAAAGTGATTCTCATAAAGGAGTTTATAAAATTGTTGCCCCCGACGGTCGCGAATGGATTACTACACAAGGTTTAAAAGATTTTGCCAAGAATCACGAATCGGAACTAGGAATTACATACTGGGCCTTGTTCGGCGCATACAGAAAGTGTTATAATAATTCTGTTACTACTAAAATTAGAAAAGATACCAATAATTGGAAGGTAATTCGACTTGATAAACCCGACACAACTTGTGGAACAATACTGGAGGCAGGGTCGGAAGATTAAGAAAACATCTTCCGGCTGGCTTGCCGGAAATGCTCCTTGTTGCGTCCATAACGGAGAAAGTCAAGATAAAAGAGGTCGCGGCGGACTTAAAGTAAACGACCAAGGTTGGAGCTACTCGTGCTTCAATTGTGGGTTTACTGCTAGTTTTATTTTAGGCAGGAACCTTGGCGTCAAAGCTCGTCGGCTGTTGAGTTGGTTGGGTGTGCCACAAGAAGAAATTGAACGGGTTAATTTAGAAAGTCTACGGCACAAAAGCATTTACGGTATCTTGGACGATCGTCAACGAACTGCCAACATTGTGCAAGGCATTTCGTTTGAAGAACGTGAACTGCCTGAAGAGTTTGTGATTGTAGATGCCAACACTCCTGTACACTATCAATACATTCAAGATAGATGTTTGCCTCTGGATTATCCCATGGGTATGTTGGCCGCACCTGCAGACGCTAAATGGGCAGGACGTCCTGGGTTAATTGTACCCTTTACATATGATGGAAAAATAGTCGGGCACACAGTTAGATATTTAGATGATCGAACACCCAAGTACATACACGATATTCAACCTGGTTATGTGTTTGGCACAGACTTGCAGCATCCCGATTGGGAGTATGTGTTGGTTATGGAAGGCGTGTTTGATGCACTGTCGATCAATGGATTGGCCTTGCTACATGCAGAGATCAGTGATGCTCAAGCTCGTTTAATACGCAGCCTTGGTCGGAAAGTTATTGTAGTGCCAGATCAAGATGCAGCAGGTATGAAGCTTGTTGACCGTGCTGTGGAACTGGGCTGGAGCGTTAGCATGCCCGACTGGCCCGGATGCAAAGACGTTAACGATGCTGTGAAGAAATACGGTCGGTTAGCAACCCTGCTAACTATTATTCAATCGCAAGAATCAAGTCGAATCAAAATAGAAATGCGGAGAAAGCAAGTTGTTAAAAGAATATAACAGCGAAGTACAAAAACTGTTTTTAGAAATGATGTTGGAAGATGCACAGAGTTATGTGCGTGTTCAGAACATCTATAATCCCGAGAACTTTGATAGATCTTTGCGTTCCGCAGCAGAGTTTATCAAAGAACACTCAGATCAATACAAAACAATGCCCACCCGCGATCAAATTGCAGCATCAACCGGTGTGCGTCTACAACCAATCGAAGAGCTAACCGAAGGCCACTATGATTGGTTCCTGGAAGAGTTTGAAGCATTTACTCGCAGGCAAGAGCTGGAACGTGCTATTCTTAAAGCAGCAGACCATTTGGAGAAAGGCAACTTTGACCCTGTTGAAAAGCTAATCAAAGATGCTGTACAAATAAGTTTGACCAAGGACATTGGTACTGATTACTTCGATGATCCACGTGGTCGTTTGATGGCGTTGAAAAACAACAATGGGCAAAACTCTACAGGCTGGCCTGCATTGGATCGTTTGTTGTATGGCGGATTCAATCGCGGTGAACTGCAGATTTTTGCAGGCGGATCAGGTTCTGGTAAGAGTTTGTTTATGCAGAACTTGGCAGTCAATTGGGTGCAAGCAGGACTCAACGGTGTTTACCTTACACTAGAATTGAGCGAAGGGCTTTGCGCCATGCGTATTGACAGCATGATGACTGACACAGCCAGCAAAGAGATTTTCAAAGACATTGACACAGTTGAAATGAAAGTCAAGATGCTGCAGAAGAAGTCAGGATCTCTACAGATCAAATACATGCCAGCACAGTCAACAGTCAATGACATCAGAGCGTATCTTAAAGAACTGCAGATTAAAACAGGTAGAAAAACAGACTTTTTGTGTGTCGACTATTTGGACTTGATCATGCCAGTGTCAGCCAAAGTCAGCCCTAATGACTTGTTTGTCAAAGACAAGTATG